GCGACGGCGCTCTCCGGCCGAGGTGCATCGGGCCATCATCGCGGAACAGAAGGCGCGCGCAAAGCGGTATCGCGACGCGGCCAGGGCAAGAGGGCTGATCAAGACGAAAGGGGGCACTGCGTGAAGGGGCCAGGGACTAGGGACCAGGGACCAGGGACAAGAGACAAGGGACTAGGAAACGCGCTGCCGCTGGATGCGATGGTGCATGCGTGCGCAGTACCGGGTTGCAACGGCCTGGCGCTCGGCAGGAAGTACTGCAATCGCTGCATCGAGGAGATCGATGCGTTGCGGGCGATGGCGCAGGCGAAGGACGAGCGCGATGCGGCGCGGGTGGAAGCGCGCCAGGCGGCGAAGGCCGAGGGGCGTCGATTGCTTGCCCGGATCGCGAAGGCGGCGGCCGAATGGCAATGGGTTCCGGAGCTGGTCTTCATCGCCGGCGTCATCGGCTACCTGGGGCTGCAGTGGGCGCTGGCGTTCCTGGAGTGGCAATGAGCGCGCATGTTCTCACGCCTGCCCTGGCCGCGGCGCCGGTTGTCGATCTGCCGGTGGCGCAGGTCTGCCAGGACTGCAACGGCATCAGCGCCGCGCCCAACGGTCTCTGCGCCCGCTGCGGGTCGCAGTCGCTGCTCGCCCTGGCTAACGTTCTGAATCGCGCGGCGGAGTCCACGCAGAAAGAGGAAGGCAAATGACGGACGTCGAGCAGTCCATCGTGCTGGAGCTTTCACCAACCGAGCAAGACGAGGTGTTCGTCACGTTCGACGAGATCGACCGCCTGGGCGACTTCAAGACCTTGTTGGGCAAGCAGCGCATTGCTCTCGTGGAGGCCCGGAGCATGTATCGGCGGATCCAGGGCGTGCTGATGGATATGGAGCAGCAGGAATCCATCCTTGAGGAGTTCGCCGCAAAGATCGAAGCGGAACTCGACCGGGCGAAGAGCGAGCGTGAGAAGTATGAAGCGGCGCTGGGAGTCAAGTGATGAACAATGTGGGGCGGATCGAACGCGAGCTCATGTGTGGGCTCACTGATGAGGAAGTGCAATCGCGCGGTCGGATGCTTGGCGAGACCGTGACTGCGATCGACGACACCAACTCGGCGCGCACCTCAGCAATGAAGGAGTTCAAGGAGCGCTTGGTCGGGCTCAATGAACAGCAACGCAAGCTGGCGCGGATGATCCGCGACCGGTCCGAGTGGCGCATGGTGGTTTGCCTTGTGCAGTTTCACGTACCAGGCGAGGGCATGAAGCGGATCGTGCGCATGGACACCGGCGAAGTAGTCGGCGAGGACAAGATGACCGACGGCGAGAAGCAGATGAACCTTTTCGCGCCGCAGGCCGACTTCGAAGAATTCATGAAGCGCCAGATGACTGGCGACACACCAACCGACCAGCCGAATACCGACGATTCGCCGGGGCTGGCGTAAAAGCTTCCCGGCGTGAGCGAGCGCTGGGACTGAGGAGCGGGCGGGAGTAATGCGCTACGGCGCACACATCCCGTGAAGGGTTTCCCGCCGCACTTCGAAAGGATCGAATCGATGGCGGACATCAAGATCTTCGCGATGAACGAATCCGACTGGTACGCCGCTGAGACGCCCGACGAAGCGCTCAAGGAGATGGCTCTCTTTCTTGGCTTTGAATCGACGCCAGATGCGGTCGCCGAGATGCGTAAGGAGTATGGGGTCGAAGAACCGCGCGAGCTTAACGCTGCGGACCTGGATCGCCTGAAGTTTTGCGAGCTGGACGAGGACGACATGCCTGATCCCGAAGATCCGGAGTGCTGCACCTTCCGTCAGAAGCTCGCATCGATGGTTTCCAGCGGCGAAACATTTCCCTGCTTTTTTGCGTCGACGGAGTTTTGAGATGAAAGCGATATCACTGTGGCAGCCGCACGTGCTGGCGATCGCGCTGGGGCTCAAGGTTTGGGAGACGCGCGACTGGAGCCTCTCGTATCGCGGGCCGATGGCATTCCAGGCAGCCAAGCGCAAGTGGACCGACTACGGCGAGTGGCACAACGCCGCAGCGCGCAAACTGGCGCATGCGCTGAATCCGGTGGCCAGGATGGAGCGCCTCGACAACGCCTATCCCGCTGTGTGCGAGGCGCTGGTTTACGGCGCGGTGATCTGCGTCGCCGACGTCGTCGAGTGCGTGCGCACGCGCGAGCTGCGCGGCCGGATCCCCGCCGAGCACGAGTTCTGGGGCGACTTCAGCGACGGGGAGACGGGCAAGGGGCGCTATGCGTGGCGGCTGGAGAATGTCCGCGTGCTGCCGAAGCCGCTGCCCTGGCGCGGCGAGCAGGGTTTGTTCGATGTAGACGATGCGGCGCTCGGGTGCATGGCCAAGGTAAGTGAGGCGACACCGAGCCTGTTTGGAGAGATGGCATGACTGTGAAGCTTGGGTTTGGGGTGTATCTCAAGACGTGGGCGAGCGTGGGGGCTGGCTCCTTCGTCGGCGCGATAAGCTGGCGCGCCAATCCGCTGTATCACTCGGAGAGTTCCTGGTCGTTTGTCTGCTGGGTTGGGCGGCGCGTGTTCTGCCTGACAAGGAATTGCGCATGAGTACCGAATACACGCAGCGCGAACTGGCGACCGACGAGCGCATTCTGCGCGAGCAGGCGATGGTGACGAACGGAGTACTGCGGCGTGCACTGGCGATCGCGGCGCGCGATTACGTCCAGGTCAATTCGCCAGATGGCGGCCTGGAAACTCCGGATGCCGGCGTTTCGCTGATGATCGCGTGGGTGATGCGCGCGAGCGATGAAACGCAGAGGCCAGGGGAGCGGTGATGGCGAAGCAACTGGACTGGACCAAGACGGGCACGGTGGAAGCGATGGGCGAGTGGCTGCGATCGAAGTCGGATGCGATCTGCGTGATGGTGATCCGCCCCGACGATCTCGTCTTCGCCATCGATCCACGATGCGCACCGGCGGACGCCGAGGCGCTGGTACTCGAGCACGTGACGCCGCTGGTACGCAAAGTGGAGCAGGCCCGCCAGGAGAAGAAGCGGACCGCACGGCTGGAGCTGGGCCCGTGTGCGCGATGAAGACAGCTCCGTATCCGAGTCTCGATCAGTTCTGGCGGGCGTGGCAGCGGTTGGAGCGGCCTGCTGATGTGGCGAAGCGCGAGGCGGCAAGAAAGGTTTGTGCGTGATGCCGGAACACTACAGCAGCAACACGGTTGAGGTTTCGGTGTGGTGCAACCCCTGCAACAAGATCACACGGCATCGGGTGGATGGAACACGCCGCGGTCCGTGCGTTGAATGCATCGCGAAGTTGGAAAGAGAGCACCAGGAGCGCGCTGCGAAAGCGATAGACGCGCCGGCGGTGCAGGAAAGGTTGTTCTGAGATGGAAGAACGTACCGTCATTCGTTGCCCGAAGTGCGACTTGAATCAGTTTCTATGCGCCGATGAACGGTGTAGGCGCTGCCATACGCTGCTTGTCTTTCCTGCTGTCGAGGTCGAGGCCGCTCCCGAACCTGAGGCCGAAGTACTCGCGCCGGCAGCGGAGTTGACGGAGCACGAGGAGCTGGCGGCCTGGACGGCGCGTCGGGTTCTAGCGATGCGCCGGGCCCAGGGTCTCACGCAGCGCGAGCTGGCGGCGCGCATGAATGTGCCGCGCACCTACATCTCGAAGATCGAGGGCGCTCTGGCGGTACCGGTGCTTTCAAGCATCGAGCATTTTGCTTCAGCGTTTGAGGTCACGCCGTTCGAGCTTCTCTTTGAGGAGATGTGGCCGGACATGTTCATGTGCCAGGTCGAAAGGCTCGTGCACAACCTCACCGCGGAGCAGATGCAGCAGGTCCTCGACGTGGCGAAGAAATCTGCGCAGTGGCACAAGGTGGCGGCGTGAATAAGGCAGGGAACAGGGGAACAGGGACCAGGCCCCGTAGCCGCATCGCAGCATTGGATCGCGCGTTCACCGCCATCAGCGCGGCGCGGAAACACGCGCGGCTGAGATATGGATCGGGAACGCCGTGCACGGGCGCGCTGTCTTGTCCCGCGTGTCATCGCGGCAGGTTGCAATATACCGTCCTGCCAGTTACAGGGCGCATGGATGGCCGCTGCACAACGAAAGGCTGCGTGGCATGGACAAACCAGTGAGGTTCACCTGGACAAGGCGCGGGATCGAGCGGCTGACATGGATGTCGCTTGAAGGCGAGACTCCATTTGCGATCGCGGCGAAGCTGCGCTGCAATGAGCGCACCGTGCGCAAGATGCAGTGGGAGCTGGAGCTCACGCCGCACAAGGAGATTCATCGCTGGACGCGCAAAGAGCGGGCGGTATTGCGGCGGCTCTACCCGACGACCAGGACCGCGGACATTGCCCAGCAGCTCGGCGTTACGTATGAGCAGGTTTACCGCCAGGCGCACAAGCTGGAGCTCAAGAAGGACCTCGCGGTGATTGCGGAGATGGCCCGGGAACGCACCATGCGCCCGGACCACGGCTCGAGGCGCACGCGGTTCGTGAAAGGCCAGACGCCGGCGAACAAAGGCCTGCGGCGGCCGGGCTGGGCTCCGGGGCGCATGCGCGAGACGCAGTTCAGGAAGGGCGAGCGGCGCGGCCAGGCTGCGCGCAACTGGAAGCCCGTGGGCACGATTCTCGCCGATGACGAGGGCTACCTGCGCATCAAGGTGCGGGAATCGAACGACCAGGACAAGGCTTTCGGATTCGGGAACACGGGAATCTGGCCGCTGATGCAGCGCCACATCTGGCAGCAGCACAAGGGGCCGATCCCGCCCAATCACACGGTCTGTTTCATCGATGGCGATCGCAAGAATTGTGCGATTGAGAACCTTGAGCTTCTTTCGCGCGCCGAGCTGATGCGGCGTAACACCATCCACCGCTATCCCGAGCAGCTGCGGAACACGATCATGCTGCTCGGCGCTGTGAAACGGAAGGTAAGAGAGCAATGCCAAAAAACACAATGACCGACTTGCGCAATCACCTGTTTGAAGTGATGGAGGCGTTGAAGGACGAAGACAAGCCGATGGACATCGCCAGGGCGAAGGCTGTGGTGGACGTGGCGCAGACGCTGATCAACTCGGCAAAGGTCGAGGTTGACTTTCTGAACGCAATCGATTCGAGTGACGCGACCGAGTTCTTCGACATGCACCGGATCGAGCAGCGTCGCAGCCTGGCTGGCGGCGCCGTTCCGGAACTGCCGATGCGGAGGTTGGCGAGCTGATGGGCGTTCCGGGTGGATTTATGAAGCGGGAACAGAGGCGGCGGACGGTATCGACGGAAGGGTTGCTGCATGGCGGCATCACACAGTACCGCCGCGGCTGCCGCTGCGAGGCCTGCGGGGCGGCCTGGAGCGCGTATCAGAAAACGCAGCGGGCCAGGCTGCGCCGCGGGGACGGGGACTTCAGGGTGAGCGCGGAGATCTGCCGTGAGCATCTGCAGTGGCTGAGCAGCCAGCATGTCGGGCTGCCCTCGGTGGAAGCGGCGTGCGGTGTGGACAAGATCACGCTGTGGAAGATCAAGAGTGGCCGACAGAAGCGCGTGCGCATGAGCACGGAGCGGAAGATCATGCGTGTAACGGAAGACTGCAGGGCGGACGGCTCCTGGGTGAGCGCTGAGGCAACGCGGTCGCGGATCGATGAGCTGCGCGCGGCGGGCTACACGCTCAATGAGATCGGACATATGCTCGGCAATTGCGGGCACCAGGGAGTGCAGTTCTATCACGGCAAGCGGGTGCAGGCGCGGACCGAATTGCGCGTGCTGAAGCTCTACAACCGGCTGATGCAGGGGAAGACAGTCGGAGTGGATCGCATGATGGAACTGGTCGAGAAGGTCGCGTAGTCGCTGACCACTGTTCACTGTTCACTGCGTTTGGGGTCTTGGGTGGGGATGATGACAACGGGGATGACAAGACGCCGCACGAGTACTGCAGCGGCGCAAGGGGAGTCACTGTGAGCCACGACGTAACGCCGGCGGCTTACAGGACGCGGCTGGGGAATTCGACGGCGAAGAGCGTTCTGGCTCTGCTGGCGGATGAAGCCAACTCCGATGGCTACGGCTGGCCAGGTGTAGAGCGCATCGCAGCTCACACCGAGGTGGAGCTACGCACAGTGCGGAGAGTGGTGCAGGTGTTCGGCCAGATCGGCCTGATCACCAAGGTGAGCCGGGGCAAGAAGCACTCCTTCGGCATTCAACTCAACATGGACATTCTGGGAACGGATCTTCACATAGAGTTCGGACGAGCCTACTGCGAAGCGCAGGGCAAGCGGTGCGATAAGTGCAGCCGCCGCGCCTTCTGCGATGCCGATGGTCAATGTGGAAAGTGTCGCAGCGACACTGCGCAAAGTGTCGCAGCGACACCGGAAACGGTCGCAGCGACCGCAAAAAGTGTCGTAGCGACACTTCCCCCACACCCCCTTATAGGTGGACCCGCTATTGACCCGCTAATGACCCAACTCCCCCTAACCCCCTCGCACGGCGAGGGGGAGGAGGCGCTGAAGGAAAATGCAAATTCTCGAGGCCCGAAAAGCGGGGACTCAGGGACTAAGGGACTCGGGACTCGGGTTGTGCGGATCGACACGACACCGATCGATCTCGCGGTTGACCAGGTGATGCAGGGATGCGGGTTCACGGCGCGTAGGTTGAGGTCTGCGCTGCGCGCGGTGATTCAGCAGGAAGCCGACAAGGGGGTTGCAGCGCCTACCACAGCGCTGGCCATGATTGCGGCCTGGAAGAAATACATCCTGCAGGACAGCAAACTGCGCGTGAAGTGGGGCGCGCGGCGGTTCTTCGAGGAAGGCTACTGGCGCGATGCGCGCAGCTGGCCATGGGATGGGCAGGCATTGCGCGACGAGCAGCGGCAGGCCGAGGCGCGCGTCGGCACGAGTTGGAACTAGCACGAGTCCACGTGGAACAAAACGTTCTACGTGGAACATGAGGGAGCAAGGCAGTGAAATACAAGCCAGTGTCGGAAAAGTGCGTGAAGGGCTGCGGACGAAAGCGGCGCGCAGGCCAGCGCACATGCAAGAAATGCCACGCGGAAGAGATGCGCGCTCTGCGGGTAAAAGAGAGCGGTGCGGACGCGAAAACAAGCGTACAGCGCGCGTTGGTGCGGGTGGCGCGTAAAGGCGTGCGCGGCGCTCTGACGCCGGAGATGCAGGCGAATCTGGAGCGGCTGGCTGCGGATGTTGTGCGGCGCATGGATGAATTCAATCGAAGCGCGGAGAAGCTGGGATAAATGGCGAAGATAGGAAGACGGCAGCATTCGGAGACGGAAGTGGAATACAACGCGCGGATCGGAGCGATGATCGCGAAGGTTCGCAAAGAGCGCGACATGCAACAGAAGGAACTCGCCGAACTGCTGGGAATCAGCGACAGCATGATGTATTTCTACGAGGTCGGAGCGCACGGCATGACGCCCTTTATGGTGATGTTGGCCAGTGAGGCACTAGGGGTATCAGTGGCTGTCTTGATGCAAACCGCTAGTTTCCCTATGGCTCTTCAAAAACGATGCGCAGAGTGCCTGAAAAACGCCTAAGATTCACGGTGTTTGTAGAACAATTTCCTGCGATGCAGGCGGTGGGCGTCCCGATGGCGCAGCAGGGCCGAAGAGAAGCGGTCGCGTCTTCGGAGTTGTGTGTGTGGTGGAGGCTCAAGTGGGAGCTGCGCTGCGTAAAGAACGGAAGCAGGCCTGGCCGTTGTTCTCGGCGGATTCGGAAACGAGTTGCCGCATTGTGCGGCGCGTAAGCATGGACGAGGCTGAGAAGTTCGAAGCCATGGGCGTGTGGGAGCGGCGGTACGATCACTTCTCCGGAGAACTGATGGGCTTTCGACTCTGCGATCGCAAGGACGACAGCGATCTGCCTTCGTCGGGATGGACGCCGGCGGCGATCTCGACCAGCGAGATGGAGACAAATGCGGCGTCATTCGCGTTCGTCGGAGATTGGTCGCGCACGGCGGGGTTGAGCGAAGAGCGGCGCCTGGAACGGGAGAAGCAGGGATTTCCCGCCGAGGATCATGCCGAGCGGGTGCAGCGCAAGGTGCTGGTGTTCCCGCATGTGGGCTCTGCGAAGAAGGACATCCTTCGCGTGTGGCCGGTAGATTCGAAGAATTCCACGAAGAGGTTAGCTGTACTTTCCCAGAAAAACAGCAGGGCCGTGCAACCCGGCCCACTCATACCCAATAACGAGAGAAGTACTTCAGATAGCTGTCGTCGCGAAGTGAATTAGCTGGATCAGCGGCGGCTACTTGTGGCGGGCGCGGGTCCGCAGCGCGTACCTGAAGAACTCAACATAACCGAGAGCGGCGTTTCGCTTCACAGCGAGCGCCGCTTTTGATTTCCACTCCCCCCACGGAGCGTTGATGAATCCATACCTGCAACTGGCGGCCACGGTGGTCGCACAGCTTCTCGTTGCTGCCTTCATCTATGGGCAGCTCAGTCAACGCGTCAAAGATCAAACATTCACGCTGGGGCGGCACGAGCGGACATTGGACGAGCACGGCAAGCAGCTCGTCGAGCATGGGTCACAGATCTCATTTCTGGAAGGCAGCAGCAGCGCTCTACCGTGTCTCCGCGATCCCGGAGCTAACTGCCCGCACACACGCATGGCGGGGTCATTCAAGGTTGAAAAACATGTTCAGTCGTGAAGAAGTGGCGCGGGCGTGCCGGAGTTGGGGCTCGATGCTCTCGGTTCCTCCTGGTATTGAAGGGCCGCGGCTGTTGTGGGCGCTGGCCGGGTGCGAATCGAGTTTTGGCGCGAACTGCAAGCCACGGCATGAGCCGTTCTATCACGATCTGGCTGCGAAGGGGACGAATGCGCAGCTGGTCGCGATGACGGCGAAGTGGGGATGCGATGCGCACTCGAGCTTCGGGCCGTGGCAGGAGCTGCTGATCAATTGCAGCGCGTCGATGCAGCCGGAGGATTTTGCGACGCTGGCCAGGTGCGGCCTGGAAGTGGCGCAGTTTCTGAATCGTTATGTCCTGGGGCAGCGGCATGCGGACACGGTGTTGCGCATTGCTGAAACCTACAACAGTGGGAAGTGGCAGTGGCTGAAGGTGCCGCCGGGCGTGGCGCACTACGGCGCAGAGTGCGTGCACTTCTACGAGAACGAGCCGATGCCGGTGAACACGGCCGCGGCGCAGATGGCAGGAGGAGTTCATGTTTAGCAATATCTGGAATCATCCCAAGACTTCGGTGGCGGGCGTGCTTTTGTGCGTGGTGACGGTTGGCGGCGTATTGAGCCAGCAGGGCATCTCGCTGGGCAAGGCGGGAACGGGAACGGTTGTGGCGTTGGTGTGCGCGATCGGCACGGCGCTGATGGGCTTGCTGTCGAAGGATCCGGGCGCAGGGCAAACGGTGAACGGGCCGACGCCGGGATCGACCGCGAAGCTGGGCGCATTGATGTTGTGCGCATTGACTCTGATGGGCACGCTGCCGACGATCGGCTGCACGGCGGCGCAGAAGACGAACGTGGCGCAGCAGATTGTAAATTGGACGCCGACGGTTGAGAGCGCTGTGAATACGATCACCGCGACGGCTGCGCTGCTTGATCCCGCAGCCGCGCCTGTGTTTGCGACGGCGACAGTGGGCTTCGATATGCTGGCGAGCGGGTTTGTATCGGCGGCAAAGGCGTATCTTGCTAATCCAAACCAGACTAACCTGCAACTGCTGCAGACGTTGATCGTGCAGTTCCAGCAGAACGTAAACACGGGCTTGCTGCAGACTGCCGGGATCAAGAATGCGGACAGCCAGAAGACGGCGCTTGCGGCGATCAATGGATTGGCGACGGCGTTGAATGCAGTGCTGGCGTTGATCCAGGGGATCAGCACACCCGCGCAGGTGAAGGCGATGTCAGCGCAGGTGCATGTGACGCTGGCAACAGTGCGGCCGTTGATGGACGAGAACGCGTTGCGGACTGCAGGCGCGCAGTATCATGTGACGCCAGATCAGTTCTTCGCATACGAAGCATCGGCTGGGTTCTAAGACATGCCGTATGCGGCGAAGCAACCGTGCTCGGGCGGCTGTGGACGACTGGTCGGGCACGGTCGCTGCGCAGGCTGCCAGGCTAAGCGGCCGGAGCGGCAAAGGAAGACGTCGGCGCAGCGTGGCTACGGCTACCGCTGGCAGAAGAGCAGCAAGCTGTGGCTGCAGGCGCATCCGCTGGCCGTGGATTACTTCGGCACGCACGATGGCGTGGTGAAGCTGGCAGAGGTTGTGGATCACATCGTCCCGCATCGGGGCGACATGCAGCTGTTCTGGGATCCCAACAACTGGCAGGGCTTGACGAAGGAAGATCACGATCGCAAGACGGCGCTGGAAGACGGCGGCTTCGGGCGCTGAGTGAGGATGGAGGCGGCAGAGGGGGATAGGGGGGTCTAAAGTGTTTTAGATCACCGCTTCTAGACCGCACCGTAGTCAAACTTTTGCGTCTCCAAAATCCAAAAACGCGGCCACTCACCCACAAAGCAGGCTAGTTAGCCATCGCGCTATACGCAGCGCGGTAAATCGCGTCAGGAGCTTCACAGACCGGCTCCTGGCGCATCAATCACGTCAACAAACCCTCCAACGCACTGAGAGGCAAAGCCGCGATCATGGGGCGCACGCGCAAAACTACGCAGCAGCACGAGCTCAGCGGCTCCTTTGATGCGCATCCGGAGCGCAAGGCGGCGCGCGCTCTCGAGCCTAAGCCGCAGGGCGCGTTGGGCACCGCACCGAAGTGCTTCACCGTCGAAGGCGGTTGTTCCGCCTACACCTCCGAGCGCCTCATCGCCATTTGGAATGAGATCGTCTCTGAAGTTCCGCCAGGCGTGCTCACGATCAGCGATCGCAAGCACGTCGAGCTCGCCTGCCGCCTGCTCTACCGGATCCGCAAGGACCAGGCCAAGTCCGGCGACTACTCGCGCCTCGATGTACTCCTGGGAAAGATGGGCATGAACCCCGCGGATCGCTCCAAGGTCAACATCGTGCCCGGCCAGCAGCCCACTGATGACAGCAACGGCAGCAACCCGTTTGACGACCTCGCCGCCGAAACGCCCGCCGTCCGCCCGAACTAACACCACATACTCCGAGCGCGCCCTCCAGTATGCCGAGGACGTGCACGCCAAGCGCATCCTGGCATGCGTCGAGGTTCGCCAGGCCGCCAAGCGTTTCCTCGATGACCTGAAGCGCAGCAAGAAGCCCCGCTTCCGCTGGACCTACGACGAAGCCAAGGCGCACCGCTTCTGCCGTTTCTTCGAAGGCTTCCAGCATTACAAGAACGACTTCCGCGGCCACGCGCAACGCGGCGAGCGCTTCCACCTCGAGCCCTGGCAGCTCTTCGGGCTCTGCAACATCTTCGGCTGGGTCGATAAGAAGGCCGGCAACCGGCGCTTCACCGAGGTCTACTGGGAAGTCCCGCGCAAGAATGGCAAGACGCCGATGGCTGCCGGCGTCGGGCTCTTCGGCCTCACCGCCGACAACGAGTTCGGAGCGGAGATCTTCACCGGCGCCGCCAGCGAGAAGGCCGCCGCGGAAGGCCTCTTCCTTGCTGCCAAGCAGATGGCCGAGAAATCGGCGCAGTTCCGCGAAGCCTTCGGCGTGTGGGTCAACGCCGGCAGCATCGTCGTTCAGCGACGTAACGCCACCTTCAAGCCGCTCAAGGCCAAGCCGCAGGACGGCCCATCGCCGCACATCGTCCTGGCCGACGAGTACCACGAGTACAAAACAGATCGCCTGATCGACTGGGCCCGCACCGGCATGACCGCGCGGTCTCAGCCGCTGCTGTTTGAAATCACCACGGCGGGCACCAACATCGCCTCGCCGTGTTACGCGCGCCATCTCGAGGCGCAGGAGGTTCTCGCCGGCCGCCGCACCAACGAGCGGCTGTGGTGCATCATCTACACGGTTGACAAGGGTATTCCGTGGACTTCGAAAAAAGCCATCCTCATGGCCAATCCGAACTACGGCATCTCCGTCACCCCGAACAGATCGAGCACGACCAGGAGCAGGCCCGGCAGTCGACGCTTCGACAGAACGAGTTCAAGACCAAGAACCTCAACATCTGGGTCAACCAGGCCTCGCCCTGGATGAACATGCTCAAGTGGGATCGCTGTGCGGATCCCAAGCTCAAGATTGAAGACTTCGCCAATGAGGAGTCGATCGCGGCCGTCGATCTGGCCTCCCGTCGTGACACCGTTTCAACCGCCCGCATGTTCCGCCGCACAATCGATGGCCAGGAACACTTCTACGCGTTCATGCGGCACTACCTCAATGAGGAGCAGATCCGCGATCCGCGTCACTCGCATTATCAGAACTGGGTCGAGAAGGGTTCGCTGATTGAAACGCCTGGCGACGTAACCAGCTACCTGCAGGTCCGCGACGATCTGCTCTCCGATTCAACGGCGCTCATCATGAAGGAGCTCGTCTTCGATCCGTTCCACGCCGCGCCGTTCATCCAGTTTCTTCGCGAGCGCGGCGACTGGAACCCCAGCACTGAGATCGTCGACCTCAAGCAGAACGAAGAGCAGCAGTCCGCGCCCATGAAGGAATTCGAAGCCGCGGTTTATGAAGGCCGTTTCCACTTCGACGGCAACCCGGTCATGACCTGGATGATCGGCAACACCGCCGTCAAGATCTCCGAGCGCGACAACTGGCGCCCGATCCGCAAGCACATCGATCACAAGATCGATGGCACTATCGCCATTCTGCTGGCCTTCGCCCGCTGGATGGTCAAGTCGGAAGACTCCGGCGCCGGCTGTTTCTTCGCCTGATTGGATAGGAATACGAATGCCGATCTTTGAAGCCCTATCGAAGTTCGTCGCCGAAGCGCGCGACCCAGGCATGACATCGCTCGAGCTGCGGAGCAACCCGCTCGAAAATCCCGCCGTCCCGCTCTCCAGCCCTGCGCTGTGGCAGTGGATGACAGGCGGCGAGCCCACTGCCTCCGGCGAGACCGTCAACGACATCACGGCGCTGCAGATCACAACCGTCTATCGTTGCGTCCGCTTCATCGCAGAGTCCATCGCTTCCCTGCCCCTTGAAGTCTGGCAGCTCGCCACTGGCGGCCGTGAGAAGGCGATCGATGACGACGTGTACTACCTGCTCGCCACCGAGCCTAATCCGGAGATGTCGGCCTTCACCTTCAAGGAGACCTGGTTTGGCTGCTGCTCGCTTACCGGCAACGGGTACGCGCAGATCGAGCGCAACGGCATCGGCAGGCCCGTCGCGTTCTGGCCGCTGCATCCGCACAAGACTAAGCCGATCCGCGTCAAGAACCTGCTGATGTATGAGACCTCTGACGGCATGCCGCTCGGCGAGACCCGTCAAATTGCGCCGGAAGACATGCTGCACATCCCGCTGTTCTCTCTCGGCGGTGTCATGGGACTGTCTCCTGTCGGGCTGTTGCGCCAGTCGCTGGGCCTGGCCAAGGCGACTGAGAAGTTTGGCGCCCGCTTCTTTGGCAATGGGTCGCGGCCTGGCGGCGCCGTCTTCAACAAAGGCCCGAAGCCGGATCCCAAGGTGCAGAAGGAGATCATCGAGTCCTGGAATCAGCAGCACGGCGGCACCAACCAGGGCAAGACGGCGTTCCTCTTCGGCGGGGAGTGGGACTACAAGCAGATCGGGCTCAGCCCTGAAGACTCGCAATTCCTTGCGACGCGCATGTTCCAGCGGGCGGACATCGCCGCGATGTGGGGCCTGCCTCCGCACTATGTGGGCGATACCGGCCGCATGAGCGGCAACAATGCCGAGCAGGAAGGCCTGCGCGTGGTCACCGATACATTCCGCCCTTATCTCAGCCGCGGCGAGAACGAGATCGATCGCAAGCTGATGCCGCGCCAGGGCCGCAGCGCCAACAAGAAGTTCGTCAAGTTCGATGTCTCCGAGCGTCTGCGCGGCGACTTCAAAACCCAGCAGGAAGGCTTCGCCGCCGGCGTGCAGTGGGGCTGGTTTTCGCCCAACGACGTGCGCAAGAAGCTCGGCGAGAACCCCGGTCCCAAGGAGCTCGACGTCTATCGCACTCCCGTCAACATGCAAAACGCCGAGCTGCTGCTTCAAACCGAGTCGATCCAGGATCAACCCGTCGGCGCCGATCCCAACGCCGCGGACCCTAATCTGCCTACACCGCAGGAGCGCAATCTGCTCGGCTCCTACACGCAGACGTATATCGGCCTCTTCCGCGACGCATTCAGCCGGTGTTTGAAACGCAGCAAGCGCGATCACGGCAGCATTTCGGCCTGTTTCCAGCCTGTTCTGCGGTCGATTGCTGACCTCGCCTGCGACCGTCTCGACCCTGATATGTCGATCGCGGCGCCGGTGCAGGACAGCCTGGTCGAGGATGTTCTGCGCGGAATGGAGAAGCGCGCCGCCAAGTGGTCAACGGACCCCGCGGAGCTCGAGGCCTGCACCGCGACCGAGTTTCTGAAGGCCGTCCGCAGCATTCACATCAACGCATCACGCGAGATCAGCGCGGCCCGCGCCGCCCAGGAGGTTCAGAGTGAAGAATCAAATTGAGCGTCGCACCTGGCGCAACGTCGAGTTCCGTGTCTCCGCACCCAACGAGCCCGCCACCATCGGCGGCTATGCGGCTGTTTTTGATTCGGAGAGCGAAGATCTCGGCTACTTCTGCGAAGTCCGCGAGGAGATCGACCCGCACGCCTTCGACTCCGTCATCGCCACCAATCCCGACGTGCGCTGCTTCTTCAATCACGATCCGAACCTCGTGCTCGGCCGCACCACCGCCGGCACGCTGCGGTTGAGCGTCGACGCCCGCGGCCTGGTCTACGACTGCGATCCGCCGGACACGCAGTTCGCTCGCGATCTGATGGTCTCGCTTCGCCGCAAGGACATCACCGGCTCGAGCTTCGGCTTTATCTGCAAGCGCGATCAGTGGACCGACAATCCCGATGGCTCAGTGACGCGCCGCATCTTGGAGTTCGATCAGCTCTTCGATGTCTCGCCCGTCACCTTCCCGGCCTTCCCGGCCGCCAGCTCCGAGGCACGCAGCCTGCCGGCGTCGATGCCTGCCGAGATGCGGTCCAAGATCGAAGCGCGTCTCAAGAAGCCGGAGCACCGCGCCGATCCGAACGATGCTGGCTGCAGCTGTGACTGTCCCGAGTGCCAGGACGACAACAACTGCGCCGCCTGCAGCAAGACTGATTGTTCTGATCCGGAGTGCGCCTGCCAGGAGCAGCGCTCGCTCCGCAACGCCGACGAGAATCGCCGCATGACAATCCGTCTCGGCCTCGCCTCCTGAGCGAAGCCGAAGGATCTGCTTCTCGGGACTTCACTTTTCCACTCTTTGCGCCGAGAGACCCGCCGTTCATCGGCTGCCTTCAATGGCAAGGGCTCCCTGCGCTGCCGTGAAGCTTCGCCTGGTGCGTCGCTGTCCGGCGTAAACCACTGAACCTCCAACCGGGCTTCTAGCTGAAAGCTGAGAGCTGACAGCTGAGAGCTGAGGAAAAAAGCAAATGACCGCAAAGGAAATCCGCGAAAAACGCGCAGCTTTGCTCGTGCAGGCCCAGGCCATCATGAGCGGTACCGCCGTCACCGCCGAGCAGCGTACGCAAGTCGACGCCATGCTCACCGACGCCAACACCCTGCTGGCTGATGCCCAGCGCATCGAACAGATCGAGTCGCTCACCTCGCAGCAGAGCACCCGCAGCATCCCGCGCGGCAATCCCAGCGGCGCTGATGCCGATCCCGCGGCCGACACCCGCACCTGGCAGGAACGCCGCTCTGCAACCAACCGCGCCCTGCGTGGCCTTTTCGGCACGACCGATGGCGCGGCTGCAGCTGAAGTGCGCCGCCTGGCCGTCGAGCACCGCGATCTGACTGTCGCCGCCAACGGTGGCGTCATGATCCCTGTCGGCGTCACCGATCCTCGCGAAGCGCGGCAGGCGTACGGTTCGTTGTATGACATCGTCGCCAAGCTTCCCACCACCACCGGCGAGGCCGTCAAGGTCCCGTACCTCAATGACACCGCCAACCTGTTCGTGCTGAACTCCGCGGCCATCACCACCACCGATCCGGCCACCGGCGGCGTCACCTCGCAGATCGACGACATCCGCATGAACCCCATCCTGCTCGAGTACTCCTTGATCCAGGACGCGGGCTTCGACCTGGTCGCCTACATCGAGCGCGTCACCCGCACTCGCTACCTGCGCACCGCCTCCAAGTGGCTCGCGGTGGGCAACGGTTCCAACTGCGCCGGCGTCGTCGCTGGCTACACCGCGGGCGTCACCGGCAACACCACGCTGGTCACCAAGTATGGCGACCTCACGGCGTTGCTTGCCTCGCTCGATCCGGCGTATGCCATCGGCGCCAACTTCGTCATGAACAACAACACGCTGGTCACTCAGATCATGAACCTGGTCGACGGCAACGGGCGCCCGCTCTTCCTTCCGTTCATGGACGGCGGCACTTCCGGGTTCGCCGGCACCATCTTCGGCATCCCCGTGAAGATCAGCCAGTATCACCCCAACAACGGCGTGGGCAACGTCTATATCCACCTCGGCAACTTTGAAGACGGCGTCACCTGGCGCGAAGTTGTTGCGCCCGACGCTGCCGCTCCCGGCCGTCTCGCTGGCCAGGGCAGCATCATGCTGCGCCGGCTCGACGAGCGCTATGCCGAACTGAACAAGGTCGGCTTCGTGGCGTTCGCGCGTGTCAGCGGCGTCATCACCAACCCCGGCAGCGTGGGCGGCACCCCCGCTCCCATCGTCGCCCTCACCGGCAAATAAATAGAAAACAGCAGGCAGAGGACAGCGGACAGATCATCGCCCGCCGTCCTCTTCTGTCATCTGTCGTCCGTTAACTGGAGCTGCCAATGCCTCTCAGCTACAAAGACATTTCGTCGCCGCTGCAGGAGCCCGTCACGCTCGCGCAGGCCAAGGCGCAGTGCGTCGTCGACGTGGGCTACACCGCCGACGATCTGCTGCTCTCCGGCCTGGTCATTGCCGCGCGCCAGTATGTCGAAAAGACCATGCACCGCGCCATCTTTCCGCGCAGCATGCAGCTCTTCCTCGATCACTTCCCTTACCCGGTGATGGACGGCACCATCAATCCCGACGACCGCCACTGCCTCTACGGCTATTTCTGGCACGCGCTAGCGATCCGCCTGCCCAAGCCGCGCGCCCTAGTTGTCCAGTCCATCACTTACGTCGCGCTCGATGGCAGCACGCAAACTGTCCCCGCCGCGCAGTACTTCGCCGACGTGAACTCCGAGCCCGCGCGCATCGTGCC